AGTGTTTCAATACGGACCTGTGGTTGAGGCGATGATGCGAGGAGCCGTTTTGCTTCTTGACGAAATTGACCTCGGTTCCCACAAGATAATGGCTCTTCAGTCAGTTCTTGAAGGTAAAGGTTACTTCATTAAGAAACGTGCCGAGTGGGTGGAGCCTGCTGAAGGTTTCACAATCATTGCTACTGCTAATACAAAAGGCAAGGGCTCTGATGATGGCCGTTTTATCGGAACGAATGTTTTGAATGAGGCGTTCCTTGACCGATTCTCTGTTACGATGTATCAGCCTTATCCTACCGAAGCAATCGAGAAAAAGATTCTCGTGAAAGCCGCTGAGGGATTCGGAATCGAATCAGAGGCACTTGGAAAATTTATCCCGAACCTCACAATGTGGGGAGACATTATCAGGAAAACTTTTGAAGAGGGTGGAGTTGATGAAATAGTTTCAACCCGTCGTCTTGTTGATATCCTGAAATCATTTTCAATCTTCGGAGACCGTGGGAAAGCCATCAAGATGGCAATCGAGCGTTTCGATGATGAAACCCGTGAGTCTTTTATGAGTCTTTATGAAAAGATTGATGCCGGTGTCGGGATGGAAGATGTAGCCACTGAAATGAATGCCGAAGAGGTTAAAATTGAAGAGGTCGATGCTGACGAAGATTTTTAAGAGATAACTCCGTGGGGCAGTTTGAGTCCCCTCATTCAACACCCTCGGCCCCTTCCTCTTTTGGGGGTCGAGGACTTTTATAATAATGATGGAGGAATTTGGAATTGAAAAATGAAATTCACGATTTGGCTGAACGAGTAGATGGTATGAATATGAACCTCCGCCGTAAAGAAGATTTTGATTGGAAATATGGTGAAGGTCCTGTATTAAAGGATTTAGAGGAACATATAAAATCTACCTATTCGAGTCATTACACCAGCACAGGTGATGATATCCAAACTATTGATGTATTTGCATATAGAGGAACATTAGCAACAACCTCTATCGATAACGCCATTAAATACCTGATGCGTTACGGAAAGAAAAAAGGCAAGAATGAATTAGACCTTGTTAAGGCTATGCACTATTTAATTTTGGCAGTAGCATTTGAAAGGAAACAAGAAGCCGTGGCCACTATCACGGCCAAGGAAGAAGACGGCCTGGCGGAAAATGATTGGTCGGGCGGTTGAAACTGTACCTCAAGTTGAGGGAATCTTAGAGAGAGAAATGGATTAATGGAAATTTTAGGAGCAATAGCATTATTTTATGCAGGCGTTTTTAATCCACAGTGGTTCGACAAAGGACCCTATGAGTATGTTAACACGTATACAACCGTTGAGCAATGCCAAGCCGCAGGAGCCAAGGGTGATATATGTACAACTGAAGTTCCATTTCAGTTATACACGAAAGTTGGACAAGGTTTTGAAGAGGACTATAGAAACACGGCTGACCTGGAATGGGTTGAATGTGACCACCATTTCGGATGTTATAACAAGCCGAACGTAGTAACGAAGAGTCACCGACCAGACTACGGCTTGAAATATGGTATGAAGTCATTAGTGTTTAATCCACAGGAAGACCCAGATAGTTTCAAATAAACACTTGACACGTCTGGTAGTTCCGTGTATAATGGTCATTAATTAAAGTGAATGGAGAAGTATATTATGAAATTAAGTGAAAGAACTCTTGAGGTATTAAAGAATTTTGCCTCGATTAACCAGTCGATTCTCTTTACAGAGGGAAACGAATTAAATACCGTATCTGTACAAAAGAACGTCTTGGGTTCTGCCACAGTGGCCGAGACATTTAAATCTTCTAACGGTGAAGATTTTGCGTTATATGACCTTAACGAATTCCTTTCTACCGTGTCATTGTTTGACGACCCAGAGATAGAATTTGGTGAGCAATTTGCCACCATTAAGGATGCAAATTCAGTTACACATTACTGGTTTGCCGATAAGGAAATTATCGTATATCCCACCTCAAAGATTGAGATGCCTTCAGCCGAAGTTAAATTTCGATTGACGGCCGCTACTCTTGATAAACTTCAACGAGCAACTGGTACTCTAGCAGTTCCAGATTTGGTTATCCGAAGAGGCAAGAACGACCCAAGTAAAGTCGTTGCCGAAGTTCTCGATAAGAGAAACGATACATCAAATACCTTTAGTGTTGAAGTGGGTGATTATATCGGTGGTGAATCTGATACCGAATTCAAATTTTACTTTTTGACTGAACGTATGAAGATGTTACCAGGCGATTATGATGTTGAAATATCAGCCAAGAAGATTTCAAAGTTGACTTCTACTGATGGTAAACTAACGTATTGGATTGCCTTAGAACAGGATTCGACCTATGAATAAAGATTTTCTGTGGGTAGAAAAATATCGCCCTAAGAAAATCGATGAATGTATTCTGCCAGATTCCTTGAAAGATACATTCAATGAATTTTTGTCTAACGGTGATATGCCAAACCTCTTGTTGAGTGGTTCTGCTGGAACGGGTAAGACAACCGTTGCGAAAGCCCTTTGTGAACAACTAGGTTATACCACGTTAGTTATTAATGGGTCGCTCGATAGAAATATCGACACGTTACGGAACGATATATCTACCTTTGCCTCCACTGTCTCCTTTGATGGTGGTAAGAAATGTGTGATATTAGACGAAGCGGATTATCTTAATCCACAATCGTTTCAGCCTGCCCTCAGAGGATTCATAGAGCATTTTTCCAAGAACGTCAGGTTCATCTTAACTTGTAATTTCAAGGATAAGATTATTGAACCGATTCACTCTCGCACAACCTATATCGATTTCAGAGTAAGCAAGAAAGAATTGCCACCTCTGATGGGCGAGTTTATGAATCGAATTATAAGTATTCTTGATACTGAAGGTGTAAAGATTGAAAGTAAGCCAGCCTTGGCTGAATTAATCAAACGACACTTTCCTGATATGCGTAGGACATTAAACGAACTCCAGAGATATTCATCTGGTGGGGTTGTTGATAATGGCATTCTAGCACGAATAGGCGAAGCCAATATCGATAGTTTGATGGCGATGTTAAAGGATAAAGACTTTAGTGGTATGAGACAATGGGTTGTTGACCATATTGATACTGACCCAGTTGCCATATACCGACAGATTTATGACCAGATGCACAAGTATTTACAACCTCAGAGTATCCCGCAGGTAGTTCTCTTAATTGCGGACTATCAATATAAACAGGCATTCGTACAGGATGCCGAAATTAACCTAGTCGCTTTCTTGACTGAAGTGATGGTAGAGGTAGAATGGAAATGACCACAGGAACAGATTACTCTTTTACGAAGGTCGAGAATTTCGACAAGATGATTGACAAGTGGATGGATGATAGAGGCATTACAGCGAACGGTACTGTAATGGGTCAAGCGATAAAGACCCTAGAAGAAACTACCGAACTTTTGGATGCTATAAATCATAATGATGATGCCGGGATAATCGATGCCGTCGGAGACATATACGTAACTCTGCGAGGTGTTTGTAAGGTTAAAGGAATACCATTTGACAAATGTGTTCAAGCCGCGTATAATGAGATAAAAGACCGAAAGGGGCATTTAACCTCTGGCGGCACATTTATAAAGGAGACCAAGAGTGATGAAGAACGTATTTCCAGTAGTAACTGAAAAGAAAGCAAAAAAGATTGCCGCACGTGGTGGCTTTTGCGTGTTTGTTCACGTTAAAGCAACTTGCCCAGTGTGTGACCATTTTTTACCAGAAGTGTTGTTGCCAATTGCAAACGACCCTAAGTATAAAGGAATTGATTTTTATCAAATCAATGAACCACTGACCTTTCCAGTCGGTGCCCACCCAGTGACATACTTCTTTAGAGAAGGACATTGTGTACAGCATCCGTCAGGTCAAGCACCAAAAGAAACTGTTGAAACTTTACTAGATACAATTTTTCTAGGTAAAACAGCACCATTACCTAAACCGCCCGTTGCGGAAATAAATACGAACACGGCTCCGCCTGCCTTAACGGCAAAAGCCCCGTTTGAAAAATAACCCGAAAGGACGAATGAGATGTTAAAAACATTTGGAATAATTACAGTATTTACTCTAGCAGTAACAATAAGTGGATGTGGACAAGTACACGAAACTTGGCACGATATCGAGCGACCAGTTCATAAGTGGATTGATAATGCGTTCGGCATCCACGCAGACGAACACACGGTTAAAGATGAACCAATAGATATGGGAATTTGGGCAGAAGATAAGCCTATTCTAACCACACCTTCAATGGTTGAGCCAAAGAAAGACTAATGCCAGACCTCTTTAAAGAACTTTTACCCGACATCAACTACGGACATAAGAATTTAATCCGTGAGGGTGAGATGGATGAAGCCGAATATGGACGTAGTGCGTTCATAGTTAATCGTGCTTTATCTATGAATGTTGATACCATCTTATATGTTAATGAGATGAACATCCGTTATCAGACCGACCCTTTGCTTCAGTACGACTATTTTATAAATAGTCTAAGAAAGAAGAAACGCTGGTCTAAATGGGCCAAAGCAACTGGACCATCAGCGAATCTTGAACTCATCAAAGAGTATTATAACTATAATGAACAAAGGGCTCGTGAAGTTTTAGACCTTCTCACCGAATCAGAAATTGAGGAAATACGCCTCAGTCGATACAAAGGCGGTACTGATAATGCAACCAAAAGGAAACAAAGATGAAGAATATGTAAAGTGGTCACCCTCGGATATGGTAGAGATTACCTTTAAGGAGGATGATGATTTTTTGAAGATTAAAGAAACCCTTACCAGAATGGGAGTTGCATCAAACAGAGATAAAATTCTTTATCAATCAACACATATTCTACATAAGCAGGGACAATATTATATTGTCCATTTTAAAGAATTATTTGCCCTAGATGGGAAGCCGACTAACTTAACAAAGGTCGACATAGAAAGACGAAACGCAATAATTAATTTACTCCAAGAATGGAATCTATTAACGATTGTAAAACCCGATAATTTGACCCTAATGGGAAATGTCGGACAGTTTAAAATTATATCATTTAAAGAGAAGTCAGATTGGCAACTGGTGCCGAAATACAATATAGGCGTAAAATATTGAGTTACGCATAAATAGATATAAAATGGAGAAATAATATGGCAGATATAGATTCAGAAGCAGGGGAAATAGAGACTGGTGATTTTGACTGGGGCTTTTCCTTCTCTGACACCGATGAAGCCGATAGCGCCACAGTTGTCAAGCAAACTACTACTCAAGTAGCGGCCGACTTAGGCCCAATTACTCAAAAACTAGATGCTATCATAGCCTTGATTCCAACTGATGGAATATCAAACACTGAGGCAGCCGATGTTGATTTAAGTGGCATCGAAAATAAAATTGACCAAATTCTTGCATTAGAAAAAGTTGATGCACTAACCGCTGGCGATATGCCAGACCTCTCCCCCCTCGAAGCAAAACTGGATAGCATCCTTGCTAAAGAAACCACAGTTAATGCTCCAGAAGTAAATGTTGATTTAAGTGGCATTACCGATAAACTAGATACACTTGAAACTTCAGTAAATGAAGTTAGAGATTTAGATTTTAATGGAGATGGTTCTGTAGATTTTGGAGATATCAATAATAATCTAGCCGACCTACTATCGCGGCAAGAGGCCCAAGAAGCCGAATTAGAAGCCAAGAAAGTAGAGTTTGAAGAATACAAATCTAAAAAACTTAAAGCATTGGAAACTTTGATTATTCCATTGTTGAAAAATCTAAAGAGTAATCCAGATAAAGCATACATCCACTGGCCGAATCGAGCAGGAGTATTAGATGCACAAATAAGCAAAATTCTATCAATAACCCGTTAATCGAGGTAACATTATATTATGAGTTTGTACGAGTACAACGCTAAGGTGAAAAGAATAGTTGACGGAGATACAGTAGACGCTTATGTGGATTTAGGATTTAAAACACATTTAGAAATACGAATACGACTCAAAGGGATAGATACTCCCGAATCACGCACACGAGACCTTATAGAAAAACGATATGGTCTTGGTGCAAAAAAACGCATTACAGATTATCTTGAAGGAAATGAGAACAACTTTGTTCTTAAATCTTCTGGTGTTGGCAAGTACGGACGATGTTTAGGTGAATTGTTTGTACCAGGTCCAGAGTTAGAAGATGGAGTTAGGATGATATCTATTAACCAGCGTTTGATTAATGAGGGACACGCAGTACCATATTTCGGTGGCTCTAAGTTGGAAGTTAAAGAGGCATTAATGCTCCAACGAGATAAATCAAAAGAATATGTAGAAAAACACATAAAACCACTTGACTAATGTTTGCCTATGGTGTATAATGTTATAAATTAAGTGATATTTGAGGGATTATATTATGAAGGACGTTGTTGTACTGGATATAGAGACATTAGGTAGTGTTAATAATTCAGTAATTTTATCAGTAGGGATGGTCGCTTGTGATTCAAATCACGACTATACCTTTAAAGAATTAATTGAGAACGGCTATTACGCCAAACTCAATGTTAAAGCCCAAGTGGATGCGGGCAGAAAAATCCACAAAGACACTTTAGAGTGGTGGTCCAAACAAGGCACCGCCGCCCAGCATATCTTAAAACCCTCAGATAAAGATATGCACTGGAAAAATCTACGGGAAAATATGATTGCTTGGTTAACCAAACAAGGCGTAGATATTCATAAAGCAAAATACTACTCACGAGGTTCCCACTTCGACTTTGGTATTTTACACGACCTATTCCGCATTACAGAAGGTTGCGATGCAACCGAACTCCCCTGGCGTTTCTGGAACATTCACGATTCAAAAACAGTAGTATTAACATTACTAGACCGTGATGTATGGGAACTTGGTGTTGAGCCAGAAGGCTTTATTCACCACGACTGCCTACACGATGCCGCCAGAGAATATCTAACAATGGAAACTGCTGTTTATATGTTCCAAGATTCATTATCAAAGAAGGAGATAAAGTAATGAAGAATGTACCTATAGATGAGATGGAGGAGCCGAAAGGATATAATGTCTCATTATGTTTTGAGTGGATGGATTGGGATTCTTGTCTCACATTTGAAATTGTAACTGATGGTGTAATTGCCAACAAAGTAGATATGGTCAAAGATTTAATAGATGCTTGGGGCGGTGTTGTTGAGATGGAAGATGACGGTACCGTTGTTAATCTAAAACAATTCAAAACTGCTTATGTAACCGAATCTAAGAAGGGGTGGAATGATATTGACCCAGAGAAGAGGCCTACAACTCTTAGGGTGGTCCATTGAAAGAACTGAAAGATTATATTAAGATATACGATGGTGCCATAGCACCCGAATTATGCACAAAAATTATTACAGCCTTTGATTCAGATGATGAACATTATTTGGAGTCATATACAGGCAAACTTGGCACACCCGACCCAGACAACCGTACTGGTTATAGCAATCATCGTAACGCACTTGAGTTAAACTGCACAAAACGTGCTGGAGAAGCCCCTAAGTGGAATGGTATAATGCGAGTGATGACTAATCACGCCGCCCATATGTACAAACGATATCGTCAAGACTTAGAAAAAGATGGATTCCCAAAAAATCAATTGTTCGAGGAAGTCTACCTTGAGCAATTCAGACTGCACAGATATGACCCAGGCAGCCATTATTATAAACAACATATTGATTCTATTGAATCGACATCCTGTAAACGGATGCTTGTGTTATTGTATTATCTAAATACCGTCAAAGAGGGTGGTGAAACATCCTTTGAGACGATTGATACGAAGGTAAACCCAGTTGAAGGTAGACTCTGTATTGCTCCTACTTGGTTCGGATATCCTCATACCGCAGAGATGCCAATTAGTAATAAGAAATATATGATTAAAACATATGTTCATTATCCTGAAAGGTAAATATGGAAATCATAATTAATGAGAACGGTGAGTTAAACTTTCTAGTAGACAAATGGGACATTCTAGTTAATCTGTTAGGCGTAGGATTTTCTATTGCCTTAGTTGTTGTCGTAGTAGTGTCAGCAATCAAACTAGGATGGCAGTTCTGGCCCTATGTTTTTGTGGCTGGCGCTTTAGCATTCATATTTACATAGGAGTGACAAATGCCGATACGTGAATTAAAGATTTTTGCCCACACTTGTGATGAATGTAAACTAGAATGGACAATGATAAATCCTATCTGCAATACAGCATATTTTTGTCCGTATTGTGGTAAGCAACAACCAGTTCAAAATCTGTTCGGTGAATACACAGAAAAAACGCCGAAGCACTATAAAAAACCCGGAACCGAACCGTTTATTGAAAGACGAAAAGAAGATAAGCGGCGTCCAGGAGCCATTCCGTGGGATGAGCCATACGAAAGACGAAATGATGGACCACATCTTGGCACAAATGGTCCTGATGGGGCCATCGGAGCGTGAACAATGTAACAGTATCTAGGGAAATTCTTTGGCACTTCACTTGTCAATTTTGCTCGGGCACTTGGAGTGTTGCAGTAATGGATGAGTGGATACCACCAGAATTATATTGCACTCATTGTGGTAAGCAACAAACCAATCAAACAATACGTACAGACAAATATTTATCAGCCTCATACGGCACCAATAGTATCGATACAAGCGAAGATGCAATTGAACCTTCGGTATCAGATGTAGAGAGTGCCGTTTCTATTAATGTTGTTAAAAAGACTGAAGAAAGATTATATGCAGAGGATAGAATGACCCATAAAGTATGCGAAGAGGGATGGTGGAATCCAATCACAAAAGAGTGCCAAGGTGAAGGAAATGGTCATAATGTGCTTGACAAAGATAAAGATTCCTAGTATAATGTTTATATTATGTTAGATAAAAAGACAAAATTAGAGATGAAACTCGATAACATCAATCACACGATGGAGTTGATACGTACAATCGTACCGCTTGTGATGATTGGCCTTCAGGTAATTATTCTTATCAAACTGTTGACGGGATGAGATTTTACACCTATATCGGGACCCTCGGGAATAAGATTCTCGTCCGTGGCGTGAACGCTGAAACGGGCAATGATTTTATTAGACGGGAAGACTTTCAGCCAACAATTTTCGTTGAAGGCAAGAAGGGTGAGACTCCCTACCGCACATTAGACGATAAGCCAGTCTATAAGATGTCGCCTGGCAACATCAAAGAAACACGAGACTTTATCAAGCAATACCAAGGTGTTGATGGTTTCAGCATCCACGGTAACGATAATTTCGCACTTCAATACACCTGTAAAGAATGGCAAGGTGATGTCGAATATGATGTCAATAAAATCCGTATCTGGAATATTGATATCGAGGTAGAATCTGAAAGAGGATTTCCTTCACCAGAATCTGCCTCTGCCGTAGTTAATGCTATCACCGTTTATGATTCTATTGAAGATAGATATTTTACTTGGGGTCTTGACGAGTGGACAAATACCCGTGATGATATTAAGATAGAATATTTTCAGATGGATTCGGAAGAGGAATTGCTCAAGCATTTTCTTGACCTATATCAACAATCCCCACCTCACATTTTAACAGGTTGGAATATTGAGAATTTTGATATTCCGTATTTGGTCAATAGACTAACTCGACTGTTTGGTCAAAAGGAAGTCAAGCGACTTTCGCCTTTCGGTTGGATTAAAGAACGAACAATAAGGGGGATGTATGGTAAAGAATCTGTGGCGTATGATATATTTGGCGTGGCTACGATGGACTATCTCCAACTCTATAAGAAATTTACGTATGCGAATCAGGAATCGTTTAGACTAGACCATATCGCCTTTGTTGAATTGGGCGAGAGAAAGATTTCATACGAAGAGGCAGGCACCCTCTTTAAACTTGCCCGCACAAATCACCAGAAGTTCATTGACTATAATATCAAAGACGTTGAATTAGTTCAGCGGATTGATGATAAGTTAAAGTTAATCGATTTGGGTATGACGATGGCATATGATGCCAAGATTAATTTCGTAGACGTATTCGGCACCGTTAAGATGTGGGATGCAATAATCTATGACCACCTACGAAAGCAAGATATAGTCTGCCCTGCGAGTAACAGAAACCAAAAGAACACTTCCTTTGTCGGTGCTTATGTTAAAGAACCAATTACTGGGTTCCACGACTGGGTAGTATCTTTTGACTTGAACTCTCTATATCCGCATTTGATTATGCAGTACAACATCTCTCCCGAAACGATTGTTGGACACAAATCAGGTGTGGATGTAGAGAACCTTTTGAAAAAAGAGGCTGACTTATCAGATGTTCATAAGAAGGGATATGCCGTTGCTCCAAACGGAACGATGTATCGAAAAGATAAGCGTGGATTTCTCCCAACTTTAATGGAGAAAATCTATGCTGACCGAGTGGTCTTTAAGAAGAAGATGCTCGATGCCCAGAAGCGAAAGGAAGAAGGAGAAGATACGGATAACGAGATATCAAAATATCTCAATATTCAGATGGCCAAAAAGATTCAGTTGAACTCTGCCTATGGAGCAATTGGTAATCAGTGGTTTAGATATTTTGATATACGCAACGCCGAAGCAGTCACCACTGGTGGTCAATTAGCGATTCGATGGATTGAAAAGGCTCTTAATGATTTTCTAAACAAATATTTGGAGACCAAAGATTATGATTATGTTGTTGCTATTGATACTGATTCGGTCTATTTACGCCTAGGGAAGTTTGTCGATAAGTACATCAAATCGGATGATAAGAATAAGATTTGTGATGTTATCGACAAAGCAACTCAAGAAGCATTTGAACCATACATTACCAAGTCCTATCAGGAACTAGCAGATTACGTTAATGCCTACGAGCAAAAAATGTTTATGGGCAGAGAGGTGATTGCCGACAAAGCCGTATGGACTGCAAAGAAACGCTATGCCCTTAACGTCTATGACTCTGAAGGAGTTCGATATAAGAAGCCTAAGATGAAGGTTATGGGTATGGAGATAGTCAAATCCTCTACACCAGCGAATGTCCGTGGTAAGTTGAAAGAAGCAGTTAATATAATGTTGACGGGAAATGAGCGTCAATTACAGTCCTTGGTGCATAAATATAAGAAAGAGTTTGTTGGTTTAGCAATACCCGAGATTGCCTTTCCGAGAGGATTAAGCGATTACACAAAGTATGAACACGCAACGAAATCCGTGCCAATTCACGCACGAGCGGCCAAAGTGTATAATGGGTTGTTAAAGAAACACGATATTAAGAATGTCGAGAAGATTGGAGATGGTGCCAAGTTAAAGTTCGTATACTTGAAAACACCTAATCCATTTGGTAGTAATGCAATTGCTTTCATCGATGGACTCCCGCCAGAGTTCGAGGTTGAACGATGGGTAGATTATGATACACAATTTGAGAAAGCGTTCCTCTCTCCTTTAGAAGGAGTTCTTCATCCCGTAGGTTGGGATTGGGAAGAAAAGAGTTCGCTTGAATCATTTTTTGGATAAGGAAATCGAAATGGGAAAAAGAAACATAGCAGGAATAATAAACAAAAAGGGTGCCCCTAAGTTGAAAAAGAATATGAGTCACAGTACGTTTACGGCTAAACGGCATCCAAACAGCAAGAGAGTGAAAAATGGCCAAAATTGATTTAAACGCTATCGCTCAAGCCAGCCAAGCAAAAACTTTTGATAAGTTCACCGAGAAGTTTCAAGAGAAGATTGCTAACCTATCCGTACGAAGTAAATTCGGAACGATACAAACGGATAATGAATATGTCCTCGATGAAGATGGATATATTGTTGGTGATATGTGGAACGAAGGTATTGCCTCTGAACTAATGTCACTGAATGGATTTCAGGCAACTACTGTCCGAATAGACACGCTAATCGAAGCAAGAGATATTTTTGGAGAGGGTTCAGTACCAACTGACCACACCCTAGTCGCAAAAGGAATGGGACATACTACTGCCGAATTCTTGAAAATGTTTCCAAAATATCCAATTATTTACTTTACCCGTTGGGGAAACCTGAGGAAACCATATGATTTGAAAGATTTATTGGACAATCCAGTAAAAAGATAAGAAAAGACTTGACAACACCTGTCAATTGGTGTATAATGTACTACAAAATTGACGTATATTATGGAGAAATAAATGAGTGATGCAATAGTTGCCCAAAAGAGATTGTTGGATAAACTGCGAAAAGCAGGTTCAATCAAATCTACCCAGTTAACAAAATCCTCTCTATTCACAGAGAAGGATGTAATCCCCACCTCAGTCCCGATGATTAATGTCGCATTAAGTGGCAAATTAGACGGCGGACTGACCAGCGGCCTGACAGTTCTTGCAGGTCCCTCGAAGCATTTCAAAACAGCATTTGGTCTATTAATGATGAAGGGATATATGGATAAATATCCAGAATCAATATGCCTCTTCTATGACTCTGAATTCGGAACTCCACAGGCCTACTTTAGTTCTTTGAAGATTGATACCGATAGAGTCCTTCATATTCCAACTAAGAATATCGAAGAATTGAAGTTTGACCTAGTCAAGCAACTTGACGGCCTTGAAGTGGAAGATAAAGTATTCGTTATGATAGACTCTATTGGCAATCTCGCTTCCAAAAAGGAAGTCGAAGATGCACAGAATGAAAAGAGTGTTGCGGATATGACACGAGCAAAACAACTCAAGTCACTCTTCCGAATGATAACCCCCTATCTCACATTAAGAGATGTTCCTCTTATTGCTGTAAACCATACTTACCAGACACAGGAGATGTTCTCAAAAGCAGTTGTTTCTGGTGGTACTGGTGTCTATTATTCCTCAGATAATATTTGGATTATAGGCAGACAACAAGACAAGAAGGGAACAGAAATCCAAGGATACAACTTCATTATCAACGTAGAGAAATCCCGCTTTGTTAAAGAGAAGAGTAAGATTCCTATTTCAGTAACTTGGGAAGGTGGAATCAAGAAATACTCTGGACTACTAGATGTTGCCCTTGATGGTGGATATGTTGTTAAGCCCACTATGGGATGGTACTCAAAGGTAGATATGGAAACTGGCGAAGTATCAGAGAACAAGGTCAGAGAGGCCGGTACACAGAGTAAAGATTTTTGGGAGGACATTCTCGCTAATCCAAAATTTCAGAAATTCATTGAGGATAGATATTGTATAGGAACTGGACTCCTTCAGTCAATTGATGCTGAAGATGAAGTCGAGGTTGCCAATGGCTGATACTGACGTTTTTTATGTCAAGACCAAAGACAAAACAACCTTTGCGATATATGATTTGACTTTGTCCGATGATTGTGATAAAATAAGTTTCGGATATAATTTCATAGATGAGAATGGTCTTGACAAGTCTCATTATGAAGAGGAGATAAATGCTATCGTAAAGCAACAAGTGGAGAGAGCAATTAAACTAGAAGTAGCAGAAGCAAATTTGAGGGAAAATACGTGAATATAGAAGCAACGATATTATCCAATCTATTACATAATGAAGAGTTCGCCAGAAAGTCAATTGTCTTTCTGAAGGATGAGTATTTCCACGATGTCACCGAGAAGGCGGTATTCCACGAGATACAAACATTCTTTGCAAAATACAATGATGTGCCAACACAACAGGCACTCAAAATTGCTATAGATGAAAGGGAAGATTTATCTTCAACGATATACGAAGAATCGGAAGCATTAATCAAGACTCTTGTAAAGACAGAAGCCAATGAGCAATGGCTCCTTGACGAAGCCGAAAGGTTCTGTAAGGACAAGGCAGTCTATAATGCTATTATGGAGTCCATTGAAATTATCGATGGTAAGCACAAGAAGAAAACTGATGGTGCGATACCCGAATTATTGTCCGATGCTCTAGCAGTAACATTCGATACACATATCGGTCACGATTTCTTAGAGGATTCCGATGAGCGATATGACTTCTACCATACAAGGGAAGAGAAGATTCCGTTTGACATTGAATATCTGAATAAGATTACCCAGGGCGGAGTTACTCGAAAATCACTAAACATTCTTATGGCTGGTACTGGTGTTGGTAAGACTATCGGTATGTGTCATATGGCCGCATCGAATCTGACAATAGGTAAGAATGTTCTATACGTCACGATGGAGATGGCAGAGGAACGTATTGCTGAAAGAATAGACGCCAATCTCCTTGATATCGAATTGAATCGCCTGAAAGATTTAACTAAGGTTATGTATGACCGCAAAATGGACCAACTTAAACAGAAAGTAAAGGGTAAGATAATAATCAAGGAATTCCCAACATCTCAAGCACATACTGGCCATTTTAGACACCTATTAAACGAATTATCATTAAAGAAAGACTTCAAACCAGACATTATATATGTCGATTATCTTAATATATGTGCATCCCAGAGACTCGTAGGTTCTCAATCTGTTAACTCATATACATACGTTAAGGCGATAGCAGAGGAACTCCGAGGTCTGGCAGTTGAATTTAACGTGCCAATTTGGTCAGCAACACAGACCACACGTTCTGGTTTCGGCAATTCAGATGTAGGATTAGAAGATACGTCTGAATCCTTCGGTCTGCCAGCAACTGCCGACCTCTTTCTTGCTCTTATTCAGACGGAAGAACTAGAGGAACTGAATCAGATAATGGTGAAACAGTTGAAAAATCGTCACGGCGACATTGCTATCAATAGACGATTCGTTATAGGCATTGATAAACCCAAAATGAAGTGGTACGATGCTGAACAATCCGCACAGGAAGACATCATTGGAACGACTTCCGTAACTACTGGACCACGCTCCTATGAAGAAGCAGAGTCGATGTTCTCTGGTGGTAATAAGAAGAAGGCCTTTAAAGATTTCAAGATGTAGTGTTTGAATTATATAAATATGTAATAGAAGCACATTATTACATATTCGTTAAAGGTCCAATATGAAGAAATTTAGTACATTCTTAGTAGAAGCAGTTACCAGTGAAACCAAAGCACTAAAATCCCTAGTTAACGTAAGAGTAAAAGAACAAGGTATTAAAACCATTGGTTCTGGCAGGGGAGATTATCACATTCGTTTCGCAATGAAGGGTGACGGGAAGGCTTTCTCTGCGTTTTTTCTTGGTATGGGACTTAAAGTAAAAGATGCCGATATCATAGTTAGTGATAAATATCCTACCTATACGCTTACAGCATCTACCGATTTAGACGATGGTAAGATTCCGAAGGGTACATCACTCTATTGGGTGAATTCCGAAATTTCTCAGACCTCATCCGGCGGTCAGATATTCGCAAACAAAGACTTAACTCCAGACACTCTTGGCTTGGCAGGGCAACAAGTAGATAATAAAACTCTCATAAAGTTAACGAGTTCCGCGTTAAAGGCCAAGTACCCCGAAGGAAACACAGCAAAAGAATTAATTAAACTGTTAAAGTTGGCAAATACAAAGAGTACATCAATATCATTAGATGAACTTGACTTTTCAAAGAAGGATTTAGCCAAAGTATCAGCAGATTTCGGAGAAATCCTTTCTGCAATTTGGGCAATGAACGCCCTCCGTTTTAGAGAAGCATATTTCCCTACAGCAAGTAATGAAAAACTAATTGATTTTTATGGAGTCCGTATGGGAATACAATATCCCATTTCAGTTAAGTCTGGCGGTGGCGGTAAAGTTACTGTCCAAAATATCATCGATGCTATTAAAAATCGTGCCAAAACAGCAAACGCTGACCATTCCCAAGAGGTTGCTCTACAAGTATTCAATATTGTTGGAAATTTCGGTGCTAAAGAACAAATGATTCTGTTGCACCAATATCTCAAAACTAAAGTTATTAAAGACCTCTCCAAGATAATGGGAATGAGTGTAGACCAAATAACTTTGGAATCTGTTGACCTCTGGTGTAAAAAATTCGATAACAAAAAACTAGCAAAAAAATTAGCGCCTTGGCATAAGAAATATTCAATGCCGGGCAAAAAGACTCTTGAGGGGAGAGACTTAAAAAGATTTGTTCTATCTCCACTAGGAGAGACAATATACAAGATATTAAATAAAGATAAAGCGATTAAACAATCATTGACAAATGTGGCTAGACAAGTTACACTAATACAAATGAATGTAAATGTCCTATCCAATAAAATGACTTTCGCAAGTAACCATTTCAAAGATGCTGATTTCCAATTCGGATGGCCGGGGTACTCTTCTGGCAATAAACTCGGCTTTAAAATGAAGTTGAAAAAATAATGAAAAAATTTACTACATACCTAGCAGAAGCAAAACTAACTCACCTAGAGCATCTCGAAGATGCTATTTTTAATGATGGTTATAATGGTGGTGTCGAAGCATTGAAAATCCTTAATGGAGTTATTACAACTCTTCAAGGAAATACCTCAAAGGGACTCAACATAACAAGTAAGGTTGATGGAGCGCCATCGATTATTGCTGGAACCAATCCAGAAAATGGAAAGTTCTTTGTGGCTACTAAAGCCTTATTCAACAAGACTCCAAAAATTAATTACACGCCCGCTGATATTGATGCTAATCACGGACACGCGGCATCTCTAGCAGATAAAATGAAAACTGCTCTTAAACTTTTTCCTCAATTGGGGATTAAAGGAATCTGGCAAGGCGATTTTATGTTTATTGCTTCAGACATTAAGAAAGAAACAATTGATGGTGAGAAGATGATTACCTTCACACCTAATACGATAACATATGCAGTACCTATAGACCAGCCTCTTGCAAAGGAAATCTCCTCTAAGAAAGTCGGAGTTATCTGGCATACACAATATAGTGGTAAAACAATAGCAGACCTCTCGGCAGTATTTAATGTCAATGTAGGCTCACTGAAGAAATCTAAAGACGTATGGGCAGGAGATGTTAATTTCCAAGACGTATCAGGAACTGCTACACTAACTACGGCAGAATTGAAGGCAGTTAGACAAAGCATTGCAAATGCTGAATCAAGACTGAAGAAATTTGATAAGAAGGCAATGGGTGTACTATTCGACCCTGCTACTGCAAAGGAGGAAGGAAGTATTGCTTTCAACCTAAATATCTACATAAACTCACTAACGAGAGATGGTAAAGGATTCGTAAACAAGCAAAAGGCAGTCGGTGGATTTATTGACTTTATGCGAAAACGATATCAACCAAAGATTGATAAATTGAAATCTGCAAAGGGTAAAGCCAAACAACAGGCAGAACTTGATGGGATGATTAAGATAATCAACGGCAATAGGAAAATGGGAGCCACTCTAGCCTATGCGATTGAATGGCATAACGATGTTGCTGAAATTAAATTGGCCCTGATTAAGAAAATGGAACAAGTTCAATCTCTTCCAGCATTTATTAAAAAAGGAAATGGATACGAAGTAACAGGTCCTGAGGGATTTGTTGCTGTAGACCACGCTACTAATGGAGCAGTTAAATTTGTTAACAGACTAGAATTTAGTAGGAACAACTTCAACGCTATAAAGAATTGGGGAAAATAGGGGAAATTTGGGAACACTGATGAGAACTGCCAGCGAATATAGAAAATCACTTCAAGAGGCACCGAAGAAGCCATATAAGTTAGTAATTCTTTCTCACGATGATGGAGATGATTCTAATGACACGGGCGAACTTGTAAAAAAGGTCGCAGATGGTATGGGTATTAAAACTTTCCTTGGTGAATTTCGTGGTCTTTACGAAGAGAATGGAACTCTTAATAGTTTTCCTGTCGAAGAGGGCAAGACGATATATCCTACCCCTAAAGCAGTTGGCAGAGGCGAATCTCAATATGATAAACCCTTTCCAATCAGTCCAGAAGATACTATTATTATGGCACGAGGAGTTGGTCGACCGGGATTAAGTGGTAATCATTCTTGGTATGACAAGTGTAAGAAGTGGGAACACGAAGGATATACACTTGTTAACAATATGAACTGCCACGACCTATGCTCGAATAAAGTAATGACACAGATGATTTTTGAGAGGGAGAAATTCAATACGCCAAAGACTGTATTGCTTGCCCATTCAGAAGATACAGAAAGAGCATTAAAAGAATTAGGCAGTAAGTTCCCTATCATATTAAAAACTGGTACAGGAACAAATGGCATTGGAGTTATCTTAGTTGAATCTGCGGCCTCCCTACAATCTATTGTACAACTATTGTATAGAGAAAGTGGATTCCAAGATATCTTGTTACAAGAGTACATTAAATCGGACTATGATGTTC